GTTAGAGTTAGAGGAATCGCAGAAGCTTAAATACGGCCCAAGATCAATCCAGATAGACTGGGAAAGCCGACGCGAAAGTGTACGGGAGTATTTCGATACTCCAGATTTAGATCCTGGTATCATAGATATGGCCTCAACATATAGCAGACACTCTGCTACATTGAAAAGTCTGAGAATTGGTGGACTCAGAGCCTTATCGAAAGATAACGCTATGTCTCTGTTGAAGAATTCAACTAATAGTGGACTACCGTCAGTGACGAAGAAAGGAACCGTAAAGGAACTCACTCTGAATAAGTATGATCAGTTAGTTTCAGCTTTTGACGATGGGTTATTACCTTGTCTACTATTCACTCGAACTCAGGAGCAGAAGAAAACACGTGCAGTGTGGGGATACCCAATGATCCAAACATTACGCGAAATGCAGTTTTATTCTCCTTATCTGAAATTAGAGAGAACATTTCCGTGGAGAGCCGCGCTTAATGGACCAAATGCAGTCGATAACGGCATTAAACGCATATTTACAGAATCTAAATCTAGTGAAACGTTTGTTTCGATAGATTTCAGTGCTTATGATGCAAGCATAAATCATCAATTAATCAAATTTTCGTTCGATCAATTCATTAAATTATTCTTTCAAAAGCAATATCATGACGAGCTCGATTATATCGCCTCAAACATCTCCTCGATTGGTTTGCTAACACCCGAAGGAATTTGGGAAGGCTCCCACGGTGTTCCGTCTGGATGTACTTTCACCAATGCAATTGATTCTGTAGTACAGTACTTAGTAACTAACAGTTTAAGAGAATCATTGGAGGATTCAGTTGTTGATAGAATTATTGACAGTTGTCAAATCCAAGGTGACGATGGTGCGTACCTAGTTCCTGATGAACATTTAGACGTATTCCTTGAACACTTCACTAAGTTTGGACTGAAAGTTAATATTGATAAATCGTACCAGTCAAAAGATCATATTGTCTATTTACAAAACCTTTACGTAAAAGGCGTTTATGAAGCTGGTGTATACCCTATCTATCGTGCTTTAAATAGATTGGTATATCAAGAACGTTTCACCGAATTCAGCAAAGCCGACTTGACTGGACAAGACTATTTCGGCATACGAGCGATTTCCATATTGGAAAATTGCAAGAACCATCCTTTGCATGAGGAATTCGTGAAGTTTGTACAAAGCCGTAATAAGTACCCACTTCTTCCAAGCAAAACGGGTTTAGCTAAGTATGAAAAGTGGAACAGCGAAACCAACGGAGCAGACGACATCATTGTACACCAATACGGACAGGACACCAAAGGCTTAATGTCTTTCGAGACAGTTAAGGTCCTACAATCGATGTAGCACGATGCGCCAGATAAACCA